CTGTTAAAACACCTGTCATCGTACTACCAGCTTTTGCTACATAATTAGTATTCGATGTGGTACGTTCTGCTGTTGTTACCGCATTTAATCCAGCAGGGGTTACAACTCTGTTTGTTGCAGTTCCAGTTGTAGTCTCACTATTAGTAGCTAATTCAGAAATACCCGAAACTGTAGTTGTAGCAGTAGGTGTTGATAAACTTCCTGGACCAAATATTTTTACGATGCTATTATCACTGGCTCGCATAAAGCCACCAATGCTATTTATATTTGCATTTAGTGCTATCTCTCCGACAGCAGGTAAATCAGATGTACTAGGAGTACTATCCTGTACAACACTATTCTTTAATTTAATTTGAATTGCCATAGTTTACCTTGACTTAACTAAAGGATACATGAATTTAGTAAGTTCCTCCACTAATTAATGAAACATTTTGAAAAGAACCACCTGCTTGCATAACTAATATTTGACCTGTTGTAGGACTACTTACTGAAACATCGGACAAGTCATTTAAGCTGGACACACTACCAGGTCCAGATAAGGTGTCAATTCTATCCCAATTATCTGCACCCATACATAAACACCAATCACCTGCATCAAAACTGGTTGCTGGTACTACTGCTGTTCCGTTTCCAGGGGTTACACAAACAAAATAAGCACCAGTTAATGTTGCTGTACCTGCTGGAATTGCATTATTTACACTAAAACCTGCTGACGTTCCAAATGTTGTAAGCGTAACTATTAATCCATTTGAAGCGTTAAATGTTCCGCAGAATCTTAGGTTTTCTTCTGATAATCTTCCAAAACCAACAGAGAAGAAACTGTTGCCATTAAATATTCTTAACTGTCCTGTAGATTCTTGTAACCAGAAAACACCAGTTGGCAGATCAGATATATCAGGAGATGCTTCTTGTATAAATCCAGTAGATAAGTTTGCCAGCTTATCCATAGTAATTGCATCATTGGCTACAAAGTCTGTACCAAACGTACCAGTAGTAATTTTTGAAGTGGTTAAATTAGGAATGTCGCTAGCAGCAAGTGTAGTTCCAGCAGTAACAATGCCTTTTGTAGACACCGTAACTTTTGGATAAGAACCTGCTGCAACACCACTATTAGCTATTGATAAAACACCTGCACCTGAAACTGTTAAAGGTGTAGAAGTGGTAGGAACAGACATAGCACCTACAGCAGTAGTTGTAGCTACTGGTAAATCTGATGCCACCAAAGGAACAGAACCTGTAATCAATCCTTTATTACTAAATGTAATTCCCGATCTAGTAGTACCAGTAATAGTATTATTAATTGAAATCGCACCTAAATTATTAACAGTAAGGCCACCTGCTGATGGTACGCTTACACCACCAACTGCTGATGTTGTAGCTTCTGGAATATCACTGGCAACTAATGCTGCTGTAGCTGTTATTAATCCCTCTGCGTTATATGTAATACCGTTTCTTGCAGATGCTCCACCTGTAACTGCATTATTTATTCCTAAATTACCTGATGCTACATTTAATGATCTATCAATATTAGATGTATTTAATTTTGCTGCTGTTATAGTTCCATCAGTTATTTTTGTACCTGCAATTCCTGATGCTATCTTTGCATCGGTAACAGCAGTGTTAGCTATAGCATCTGTACCTACTGCATTATTAGCTATTTTTGCTTGAGTAACTGCATCATCAGCTATTTTAGCTGTACCAACAGCACCAGCTGCTAATTTTTGGTTAATAATTGAACTATTATTTATTTTTGCAGCAGTTATAGCATTATCTGCTATTTTAGCTGTTGTAACAGCGTCAGTTGCAATAGCTCCACTATCTACTGCGTTATCAGCAAGTTCAGACGATCCAATCGCATTAGCAGCTATATTACCAGCAGTGATAGTATTAGAAGCAATTTTTGCTCCTGTTACAGCAGTATTGGCAATAGCAGCAGTATCTACTGCATCATCTGCTAATTCATTTGCAGTTACAGCATTATTAGCAATTTGAGTTGCAGTAACAGAATCACCAGTAAGCTTTGCACCAGGGATATCACCATCGCTAAAATTTGTTTTAGCAAAAGTAACAGCACTATTAGCTATCTTTGCAGTTGTTACAGACGTTGCTGCTAGTTTATCTGTAGTTACATTTAAATTTGTTATTGCTGCTGTATCTACCGCATTATCTGCAAGCTCACTGGAAGTAATAGCATTTGCTGCTATTTGAGTAGCTGTGATCGTATCATTTGCTAATTTTGCACCAGTTATAGTTGCATCTGTAATTTTTACATTGGTGACAGCGTTATCAGCTAAAGTAGCAGTAACAATTTGTCCTACAGACAGAGGATAACTAAGTGCTGTGGCTGGTATAGAAGCATTATCTACTAACCCAAATGCACCTTGTACTAAATTCTTTGCAGTTATTTTCTTTGTTTCTGTTGCACTGACATCAGCAACCGCAATCGGATCTGTTGCTTGCAGTTGGGCTGAACCTAATTCTGGTAATTGTGTAATCTGTAGATCAGCCATGTCAAGTCGCTTTTAAGTACATCATAAATCTTATTTTAAGGATCTTCAAGTAAAATACCTTCTCCATCCTCTTGCAATATCTTATCACTACTTTCTAATAACAAGAATGAAGGTGGCACTCCATTATGTAGTCTAATCTCACCATTAGTTATAAACTCTATTCGTGCTTCTACCAAACCACTTGCAGGTACGCTGACAGCTACATTAGTTACCACGCACATTGATTGATACCAAACACTATTTGTAGTCGCACTTGGGTCGTGATAAACATAAAATCTACCTTCAAAATCTGCTCCTTGTTGCATCCGCACCAATAATTGACTTAGATATACAGGAAATTCTGGACTTGCAAAATCAGCCGTATCATTTTGAAAGTTTCTGTGTTGCCATATTGTTTGTATTGTTCCCTGCCCTGATATAAGTCCATTTTCATATTGTTTTCTAAATTCTTGTCCTAAATTAGTAATATCAACCGTATCTCTTGTTGTTGTAATTTCAAACTCAGTAATCTTTGCAAGTGGTCTAAATCTAGTATTCCTGGTGCGTATTAATATATCTTTTGTAGAAGATGGTGTAGTTAGCGTTAGTGCATCTGTAACTTCACCAGCTAAAGCAGCAGCAAAAGTGTTATATAACTTAATTCCACCCATGTCATCAATATGGATATATTTACGAAGATCAGGAAAACTGTGATTAGCTAATAGTTCTAAATTACTTCCGTCAGTAGTTTCTATTTCAACTTGATCTCCTGTAATTAACGATCCATTAACCTTTTCTACTGAAAATCTTTTTTTTGTTGTATTTACGTCAGCGGGGTTTATAGATGTTAATATTTCAGAATTTAAAGCATCACGTTTTAATTCAATAAAACCTGTCGATCCAAAATATATAGACATTAATAAGTACTTTCTGTTGGTGCTCCATCTGCTTCAAAAGAAATATCTGCTGCCATAACTTCTCCTACTGAATTTGTCATAGCAAAAGAAGTTATAACACCTTGTATATCTATATAATGTTTTGAATCAACCTGTAGTCTAAATTTTACTTTTGGCCTTTCAATACTTCGCGGAATATTACCTGATCTCGGTAAAATTTTGTCTATTATTTGAGTTGATAACTTATCAGCACTATGAGTAGCACTAACATCAGTTGCATAATAATAAATACTTGCAGAGCCAGTAGTGCTTGTTATTCCAGGGATTATTGTTCTATCAAAATCACCTAATGATACCGTTTCTAAAACAGATGTATTAATAGTTACAGACCAAGATCGAACTTTTGCAACTTCATCTGTAGTTGAAATACTATTATTTTCGTCATTTACGAACAACTTACCATCTTGGCCTGAATAAAACTTAGACATCGTTTTAGTTTAATTTTAAATACATTCTAATCCCCATCGAGGCAAGCGACAAATTTACATTGAACATTGGATCTGCCATGTACAACACTTGTGACAGTAGGAGGACCATCAAATCTATATCTTAACAAAGTATTTCCAGATGTATCTCTTTCTTGTAATTTACTTCTCAAAGCTACATTATTTACACCAGCTATAGAACTATCACTCGGAAAATGTATATAATCATAATCAGAATTTACATTGTCGTATGTATTTAAAATTTCATTAGCTTGGGAATCTGTAATATTTGTAAAGCTTAAAGTTAATTTTGCATCTGTTTTTTTATTTCCATATCTAATGATACTTTTTGCACCATTTTGAGAAATAAATTCAGTTTGTGGAAACGTACCAGGGGTATATGACCTAGAAGAAGGTTTTATATTAGGAAAATCTACTATGCTTGCCATTAATCTCTAAGTGTATGGAAAGATGGATCGTCACCATCATTATAATAATCTAATATTGCCAAAGTTTTATTTGCAGTCAAAGGTGTATGACTTCCTGATATTTCAATTAAACCATCTTCCGCGTAAGTTATAGATTCAACCTTATAAACTCTATCAGTTGTGCTTGTATCAGGAACAGTAAATACACATCCTCTAAATCTACTGGTGGCTAAATTATTGCGTATTTGAATTGCGGTTGGTTCTGATACATCAGAGTCACCAGGTTTCCAAAAAATAATTTGTGTTCCATTTGTTATTTCTTTTTGACTTTGTATTACACCATCTTCTGTAATAACACCATTAGCAAATCTGCTGGTATGAGTTGCTTCTGAATGTAATCTTATATAATCTCCAGGTGCTAAGTGCATTGCAGATTGTGGTGTTGTTTGAAATGAAATACCATGATCTATAAGTTCTCTTGTTTTTAAAGCATATTTTAAAAATGTACTTGCGTGTTCAAAAGATGTACAGAATAGAGACATATCAAAACCTTCTCTTGGATCTTCGTCTTTAGCATCTTTTACTCGTAAACCTAATGTTTTTGGTTCGGCAAAACCATTTAATTTTTCTTTTCTGTATGTAGCAAAACCTTGAAAATTTTGACGTTCTTCTGGGCTTAAAAAACTAGCTTTTAAATTTTTTATATTTCCATCAGTAAATAATGCTTTAATTTGTATCCTTTGGTTTGGATCTATTTTAAAAGTAACTGGATCAAAAGGAACAGAAGGATATAATGCAAATCTTCCCCCTAAAATTGTAAAGTCTAACAAACAATAAGCAGCATTTTGAAAGATAAATTCTCTTAAATTTTTTTCATCTACTATTACGCCATCCCAAAATAACCTGTTAGCTCTACAAAATTTAGCAGCTATAGTCATTCGTTCTTCATCAACTGATTTAACACCAATTAAATCTCCAGCACCTATTTGTGGATCAGTTAATAAAGCAAAAGTAATTTCTGGAAATAAATTTGTAGGTCCAGTTCCACCATCAATTAGTCTTTTAACAGATATGCCTTCTTTAAAATACGCAGAAAATTGTGTAAAGCTGGCAAATTCCTTTGAGCTATTCAATCTGACACCAGCCATTGCTAAATTTGAATATGGCATTGCTGTATTAGAAATCATTTCATTTACATATACAATTTCATGTTCTGGATTTTCCATGTGGCTCGGTACTTCAGCTTCATAAGAAATAAAATCAGCAACGGCATCTAAAGGTCTTAAGTTTCTTGAACTCAAACCAGCAGAACCATCTTCTGCTCCAGTAGGCCAAACATTAGTTATATTTGTTACTCTTTCATCTCCATCATCATTTAAAACTTCAACTGGAGAATTGCTATCAAGACCTAAAATAGGCACTACATTAGAAAGTCCACTAAA